AAAAATAGGAACTCCGAAGTGCGCCCGGATAGGCTCAAATACTTTATCTGCAAGTAGCTTAAAGTTTTCAAGATGCTCTGCCGTTGGAGTATTATCTATTCCGTTACGCTTTGCGGTATCGCTTCTAGTGATCTCAGCTAAATTAAGATTCGGGCTTATTTTCATTTTTGTCTGTTTTTTTAAATATTTTTTCAGCTGCGGTGATCCCTAGGGCAGCAGCAGATAAGGCTGCTACCGAATATACTAAAGGTTCGTTTTGGTTTAAAAATAAAGCACAGCACAAAGTGATTCCGCTTAGTACACCTACAAGCCTTTTGCTAGAAGCCTCACCACCTTCAGATAGGAATCCTTTTGCCCATGTAAAGAAGTTTTTCATCTTCCTTGTCCCCTGTATTTTTTAGGTTTGTTTAATGCCTTTGAATAACTTTTTTTAGCCTTGCCGTTTCTCCTTTTTCCAAAGGTCACCTTGACCTGAGCGGTGCCCCCTTTAGCCTTTGCCATTGCTTTTCTTTATTTCGCCCCGTATTTTATAAACCAAATAAACGATTGACAAAATAGAAATCACCGAAGTGAAAACTACATTCACCATTTGAAGGCCTGCCATTGCAGTAACATTTGCAAAAATTGCTACAAAGGTAGAAGGCACTCCTAGTTCATCGCTTTTCAATATATTCATCTCTTTAGTTTGTTGGAACTTGACAAAGGTTCAAAGGAATAGGTGCGGTGATTTCAATGTCAATACTTACCCCAGCTGCAAAGTCATCAAAGCGTTCCTGAAAGAATTCTACAGATGCCTGTGGAGGGGTATTAAATGAATAGGTGTTATCTAGCTTCAACTTTGCCAAAACATCCAAGGCTATAAGAAGCTGATCGCTTTGAACCTGAAGCCTGTTGCTTTTATCTTCAGTCAAGAGATCCGCAAACAGAAGAACTAAGCGATAGCGCATCGTAGTATTTGAATACTGCGAAGGCCTTACAACTGTCCAAAAAACAGGGTAAACAATTTCACCCCCGTTATCTGTGTAGTCGTAAATATCACCCTCGCCGAACGTCCGAATCATCGGATGTGCTTCTTGGATTGCTTTTAGTTTTGCTACTAGATTTGCTAGGGTCATCTTGCTTGCTTAAGAATTCTTTTAGTTTCTTTTCGTTCTTTGAATAAGCCATTTTTAGAATGGTTTTTTGTATCTGTTCCCTTGGTATCTTTCAGAATACGGACGGTAGTCTTCATAGTCACCACGGCCTAAATTGATAGCTACCTTGTATTGATTGCTCACAGGTTGGATAGTAGTCACATCGCTGCCCGGATTCAAGTACTCAGGGTATAAAGTAGAATTAGCACATAGGTAATTGATAGATCTTTCCGCATACCACTCAGCATATCCCTTGTAGTATTGGCTAATGCTTTGAAGTTCTGCAAAAGTAGGCTCTGTGATGTTCTCTGATTTGCGCTTAACTACTCCCTTATTTACGAATTTGTACTGCATCGCCATAGGTAATTCACCCAGAACGTAATTGAATAACGTGTCGGTTAGGTAGTCATCTAGCAAATTTTTGTAGACCGCATTCCCTCCGCTTGTAATGGTACCGGCTACGATCAAAGAAAGGATCTTATCATAAAGCGCAGTTCCACAGATCGGATGGATGTACCTATCTTGAGTCATCTTGATCACCTGAGTGACATTCTTAAGGTCAATATTTGCGGAAGCTACGGTGAAATCCTTAAAGGACTGTTCCGAGATCATTAATACATTTGCGCTCATCGTGATGTTTTTTCTACTACTACATTACGTCTCCACTCATGACGGCAAAATGGTGTTCTCACTCCTGTGTTAGGGTTCGTGTACCATCCACCGCAAAGCTGAAAAACAGAATAGCCTAGTTGGTTTGAGATGTTTTGGATTTCTTCACGGGTAAATAAAAGGCTGTCGCCATCCTTGTATAAACGGTCACAAAGGGGACGGCTTCCGCTAGCTGCTACAGGTACATTTGGCCTTTCTTCATAGCTGTATAGTACCTTAAATGAAGTAACAGGCTGAAGCCTTTTGATAGCTGCTTCCCCTGTTCTAGTTACAGATCTTGTAATCAATCCTTCACGGCTGATTTTTTCTACTAGTACCTGATCATCGATTAAGGTATTGATTCTTGAGATTACTGAAGCTTCATCTATGCCTACCGCCTTGGCGATTTGTGGAATAGTCACGTTTTCATTTCTCTGTATTTGAGTAATGATCTTCTTTTGTACTTCATTCAAAAGGTATTCAGCAAATAGATCCTGCTTAACAAAGTCATCCATGCTGTTAAAAACTAGCCGATCATTTTGGATGATTTTAAACCTGCTTTTGCTTACCCCCTTGCCTTCAAAGTAGCTGAGGATTTCATCGTCCTTTTCAGTATGGCTGCATGAAAGTTGAATAGATTCTATAGGTGCAGGCAAAGGAGGATTTGATTGGCTGATATTTGCCGGGGTTACTATATCATTTCTATTAGGCAATCCAATCAAGCTTCGAAGTTCGTTTACATCCATGCTCTCGACTACCTTAGTAGCGATCAAAGGGGAAAGGCTGTTCAATGAATTGATTATGTCCTGAGTTCCTGCTGATTCTTTCTTCTCGATAGGTGCAAGTCCTAGCTTCTCACGAATCTCATCCTGAGTCATGTTGGCTGAGATGATCGCTTCTGAGAATTCAAAAGAAATAGGCTCTGTAGGTTTTAATTCAAGATCAGCGATGATGTCATTGAACTTAAATAGGTAGTTTACCACTTCCTCAAGTGCCCGCTGCTTTGAGTTTACATAGGTGTTCTGGAATAGCTGATAAGCTTCACGCATTTCAGATCTTCCCCCTAGTTGGCCTTCTGTTTTAATTCCAAAAAGCATTGGGCTTGTGATCTTGTGACCACTAAAAATTTCAGTTTGAACAGTCAAGTTCAAAAGGTCAAAGTGTTTATCAAGTTCGGTTCCTGATAGATCAATTATAGAAGGCTCATTTTCCTTGCTATCGTTAAACGCTAGCATGAATTTACCTGCGTTTTTAGATCCGCTGAATTTGTTCTGGAATTGTCTCTCAATTCTGTCCTCTTCCTCTTGGCTTACCTTACCTCCATTTAAGTTAATCAGCTTGCTAGAGAACATGCCGTTATTAATCGTGTTCAGGTGGTACTCACCTATCGAAATATCAAGTTCAATGTAGCTAATTGCACCCCGGTAATCTGGAAGGGAATAGGTATTCACCCCTGCACGATATTCTTTGAAGTAAAGGATTTGAGATCCTGTTGGATTGTTTGGATCAAATGCCGGGTAGGTTTCGTAGTCTGGTCTAGGGTTTACGTTATCGTTTTTAATCCAATTATCCGATACATAAAATTCGCTATTATCTGCGTTCGTTCTTACCTTGTAGTAGTCCACATGGTAAAGTTCTGCAATCTCGCCTGTGGCCTTTGTCCATATCACCTGAAGGTAATATCCCCCGAAGATAGTTAAGTCTGTCACAAGCTTATTAGTGACCTCATTTAGGCTTTCTTCCTTCGTGTTTACCTTATCAATAATCCCGAAAGCTTTTGCCTTCTGCATTTCATCTTCAGCCTTCACAGTCCACCCGTTTCCGCAGATGTAGTCTACCTTCCCGGTTACGATTGCGTTATGCTTTGCGCTGTTGTTGTAGATCCTCAGCAGGTAGTTTGGGTAGTCATTTTTTTCCCCATAAAAAATGTAATCTTTCCCTTTTACTTCCTTGTAAATAGGTAAAGGTACATCGTCAAATTTTAGGAATTTTATCATGTTGTGGTATAGGTTTTATAGTCACCATTGTAGCCGTTGTATCTAACCACTCCAGCTGTGCTTAAGTTAGGTGCCGTCAATTGCATTTTTCCTGTAGCGATAATTTCAGCACCGCTTCCTGATTGGGTTACGTTGTACCTCCAGAAGCCGATTGTTCTATTATTAAAGTTTGCGCTCGTAATTGCAAATTTTGATACACGATCTTTGAATGTGCTAATATCCGTTAAGGTCAAGGTCACTTCCTCATTGGTTACCTCATGCTTAAATTTAAAGATATAGACATTGCTACTCGTTTCCCTCTTATCTGTAAGGGTTACGTAAATAGAAGAATTTGCCCCCTGTGGTATTGCGATCATATCCTTAAATACAAAAACCCTGTAGGATGTACACAAAAAAAAACACCCCCAGAATCGAGGGTGCTTTCACATCTAACCTATAAACCAAATATTACACGATAGGAATCACTGCTGTCACTTTTGGACAAAGTTCCTTCTCATTACCTGTAAAAGTCAAAGTGTATCCTGATCTATCACCGAAGGCAGTACCTGAAGCACTTCCTCCACCTGTAAGATCCAAACCATAACCTATTCCCAAGAACCAATTTTCCCCGTTATTATCTACAGCAATAGCTGCAACTCTGTTTTTCCCCAAAAGAATAATTTCGTTTCGGGTATTTACTTGCAATTTGTTAAGAACAATTTCGAGTGTTTGGGCATAGAAAATAGTACCATTTTGTACGTTGGTATTTACGGCCTCTGCGAAGTTGGAAGATTCTTTTACAAGATCATATCTGTAAAACTTCTTACCTGCATCCATAGTCAAAGTAGTGACTACTCCAGCTGCTACAGTTACCACGTTCAAATCTTCATAAGGCGCAAAGAATACGGCTGTCAAACCACCGATAGAATCTTTGCAATCAAGCGTGTAAGATTGAGTTAAAGCACAAGGCATATTTTATTTATTTAATAAGTGAAGGGGAAGACGCCACCATCTTCCCCGATTTTATTTAAGAAGCCTTCTTCCAGAATACAATCTGATCAGTAAATGCTACCTGAACACCCATCTTGAATTCTACTACGAATCTCATTTCGTCTGCCTCTTTTGCGTAGAACAGTTCGAAGCGATCTTGCTCATTCAAAAGGTCAGTACCTAGGTACATGTTGCTCATAGACAATCCTACTAGGTAATCCGTTCCGTTCAATCCGTTTACACCAATCAACTTTACGTTTGTTCCCGGAATTACAAGTTCCATGTTAGCTGCATCAACCGGGTAGTGGAATAGGTTCGCAGTTCTCAAAGCAAGAACATACTCTCTGAATGTGTCATTACCGCAGAAGATAACTACATCCGACTTATCCAAAAGTTCAGCAGGAAGGGCAGCAAATACTGCATCTACAGCTGCAATAACATTGGCAGTAGTCAAGGTAGTTAAGTTAGCAGAGTTTCCGTTGATTGGATCACCTGCACCACCAAAACCTAGAGCATTGATGATTGTAGCAAAGCCATTGAACTTGTTAAGCTGAGCGTTACCAGAAGTAGTATCACCTTGCCAAATTGCAGTTTCCAAAGCTGCTCCGATTCTTTCTACTTTTTGTGCAGAATACTCAGAAGCATAAGCCATGTAGTCATAAGAAGAACCTTCTCTCAAAGCCTTTTGAGTGTACTTAGCTTCGAAAGTCTTAGGGCAAATAGATTCCTGTACTTTGATTTTTCCTACAGTGATCAATCGCTGAGTGATTGTAGTAGTACCACTAGAGTTGAATCCGCAAGTGCCACCTGCTTGGAATACAGCGTCTGTAGTCATGATGTTGATAGTCTCGGAAGATTTGATACCTACCTGAACGTTACCAAGTGCTTCGATCAAAGAAGCGGTTTTTGCTGAGAAGATAGCAGCTGAAGTCAGTTGCAGTTCATTCTCCTTCACATAGTTCGTTAATGCTGAAAGGTCTAATGCCATTGTCGTTTATTTTTTAAGTGTTGAAAATGCTTTTTGAAGGTTGTTAAAACGCTCGTTTTTTTCTGTTTTTAATTGCTTTGCAAATTGGTTAGGAGCAGTGATTGCTTTATCGCTTGGCTCTTTTGCAAATGATTCAAGAACTTCAGCAGATAGTTTTACTGCCTCTTTCATTGACTCATTTTTCTTTGCCATTTCTTCTACCTTTTTGCTCAGTTCTTCTACCTTTTTTTCAAGGTAGCCCATAGTCTCTTCTACTTTCGCCATTGCTTCATCCTTCTTAGGTTCTTCAGGAGTTACTTCGGCTGCTTCGATTTCGATTTCTACTTCTTTTTCTTCTGCTTTTTTAACTTCAGCAATTTTACCTGCTTCAGTTACGATTACGATCTCACCGCTTTCAAGCTGATGCTCTCCAACAGGTGCAGGGATTTGTACCCCATCTTCACCAATAACGTAGATCTCTGAAGTCTCAAGATCGTATGCCACCATAGTGCCATCTACTAGCTTACCTTCTACCAAAGCGAAGGCTGCTTTCTTTTCTGCTTCTGTGAAAAGCAAGTTTTTAATTTGCACAAGTGCTTCTTTTGCGTTCATAATTGTAAATATTTAGTTAGTTAATTTTGTTCAACTTGACTCAAAATTTTAAAAATCTGTGCCATGATTTGCTCTTCTTTTTGCACGATCATTCCTGCCTTTTCGTATCGGAATAAACCCTCCACACTGAAGCCTTTGAAAGTGCCGGCTTTTACTTCGCCCCAGAGTTTATCATTTTCTACCTTGAAGCTACCGAACCATGATCCATCTGCCACATCTTCAAAACCTGTAGGAGGGTTAACCCCTCTTTCCCTGTCAATGATGTAGCTTTCAAACATGTATACCCCTTCAGCTTTCTTGCCGTGTTCAATGTTGACCTTTGCTTGATA